ATGAGTTTATGATATACAATAAAGAATTATCAATTACAGAAATATCAAAAAACTATAAACATGGAAAAGGTAAACACAAAAACTAATAGGTAAAATTATGTATCCAACTTATTTAATATTAACAAAAGCAAAGTGGGAAGGTAAGCTCCCAGCTAAACTTAAAACAGCAGACAGATTGTCTTGGAATGAGTACACTTATAAAGATGTCTCTAAAAAGGCAAAGAGAATGGTAGACAAGTACGATTACTATCCATCAATGGATAATACTAAGTCTGAGATCAAAGCATATATGGACGATTCTGATGTAGATTATTCATCAGGCGATAGTAAGTCCGAGTTATTAGATAAACTCCGAGAAACACCACATAGCACCCCTAAAGTTGAAGAAGAATACACATATACAGAGTCTGTTGTAGATACAACTACATTACAAAACCCATCATTCAAAGAATGTGCCTTTCAACATGGCAAGATGGGCAGTCCAAGATGGAATAATGATGCAAGTAAAGTAATTGTAAAGTATGAACTTCCTATACAAGATGGCACATTAGATGCTGTTAGTGGAGTGAGTGGCATTACTGCTATGAGTCATAGTGAAGCTATCGCAGAGATGAAAGAGGATGAATGGAATAGTGCCGAGTGATAAGCCAAAGACAGCACGCAGCTACAGGGCGGGAGTTATTGATGATAATTTTTCCCTCCATATTAACATTAAGTGGATGTTGCAGTTGTGTTTTCTTATTGGTTCGTGCGTTTTTGCTTTCGTGCAAATTACGAATCGAATTGGAGAACTTGAGCGAAGAATGGAACTCACTAATACCAGCATTGAAGAGCTTGTAAGTAAGCATATGATTGAAGAAGAAAAAGAAAGAGCACAAATGGAAGAACGTATATCCTTCTTTGAAAAAGAATTAAACCTAAATCCATTTAGTTGGAAAAGGAAAAAGAAATAATGCCAATGCCGTTTCATTGTATAGAATGTGATAAGCCTATTAATATTGCTATGCATGGTGTTTGTGATAATTGTAAAGATGAAGAAGAATAATGCAGGATTTTATGGCATACTACGCTGAATATGGAGCAATGGGAGTTGTCGTAGCTCTATTTGTTTATGGATATATCAAACAAGGACAAAGAGCTGATGAACAAGCTGAATCTCTTGAAGCATTAAAGGTTGAAAATAAAGGTCAGTCTAATGATATTTCTAATATTGAATCTATTGTTTTAAAGATGTTAGATAGATGGAATAAATCTGATGATATTTCTCAAAGGCATAGAGAAGAAATGGTTAGAGAATTGAATGATCTATCAGATGTAATGATGGAAGTTAAAGGGAGTGTTAGCAGAATTAATGGCAAACGCTGATGAAGTTGAATACTAATATATCTATTGAAAATGTAATTGCAATTTTAGTGATAGTATGTTCTATGACTCTTGCTTTTGGATTCATGAAAGCAGATGTAAATAGCATTAAGAAAGAATTAGGATTAAAAGTTGATAACAGAGAGCTTACAGCAGATAGAAATTTAATTACATATAAATTAGATGTTATAACTGCTGATATAGCTGAAATGAAAGAAACACTAGAAAAGATAAAAGGAGAAATAAATGGACTTCGTAAGTGATTGGTTAAGTTGGTCAAATCTATTTTATATGGTTGGATTAGGGATAGCTGGATATGCTACGACTGTAACTGTCAAGAATAGAAATATTGTTGTACAGATTGGTGAGATGGTAAAAGCTTTAGAAGATGGATATAAAGATAAGAAGTTAGATAAAGCAGAGAAAGATAAAATAATGAAAGAAGCTCTTGATGTTGCTAAAGCAGTCATTCAAAGTAAATGGAAGTTGTGGTAAGTAATGCCAAGATTCGGCAAAAGATCAAGAGAAAGATTAAGGGGAGTTAAGCCAGAACTCGTAAATGTTCTGAATGAACTGATAAAGATAATGGATGTTACCATTATTGAAGGTTTGAGAACAGAGGCTAGGCAGGAAGAACTCGTAGCTCAAGGAAAATCAAAGACAAAATATAGTAAACACTTAGAAGGTAAAGCAGTTGACTTAGCTCCCTACCCAATTGATTGGGAAGACAGAGAAAGGTTTCACTATATGGGTGGAATGGTTCGTGGGATAGGTAAGCAGCTTGGTGTACGTATTCGCTGGGGCGGGGACTGGGATTCTGACGGCGAAATAAAAGACAACGGCTTTGATGATCTAGTTCATATAGAGATAAGAGGATGATAAATAAGAAATTTAAATATGCAAAAAGAATGATTGTGGTCCCATATCCCGGATACTTTGGACTAGCTACAACAAAACATTCAAACTCTAAATGTTTTATGAAGGACCAACATTCTATGTCTTATACTCATTTAGAATTCAATGCCTAAACAACTATACCAATTAAAAGACTTTAGCGGAGGTTTAAACAACCTTAGAGATGCTACTGATATTGCAGACAATGAAGTAGCTGAAGCTAAGAATATGTCATTTACGCAGCAAGGTGCTGTAGGCGGTGCTTTTAATATGAAAGATACTGTAGGTCCAAATAATTATGTAGCTACTTATGATACTACTCATATAGATCACTTAGAAGCTGGTTACGGTTTAGGATATTTTGAGACAGATCATTATGCAGCAGACGCTCTTACAAGATCTGTTGCTTTAACAGCAGGTTCTAATCTTGAAGGATTTAGTTTTACTTATGTAGTAGGTTCTGGGAAAGTATATGTTACAGCTAAAAATGATGGAGTAGGAAGTCAAAAAAATAATCCCGGTGATGGTTCAGCTGGTAGTACGACTGATGATATAGATTTACATATTTGGTTTCCTACTGGTTCTGAAATAATTTTCTCTGGTTCAACTAGTGGTGGTGGTGGTAGTGCTACAGCTATAACTGCTGGTACAATGGATGGAATATATACAGTTGTAGGTGGCAATGGAGGAACATTTATAATATTGAACAGACCGCCTAATAATATGATTTTAGCTGGTAGTGGTGGCGTATCTCCAAATGCATCTGATATATTATTTCTAACAGGAACTATGACAGCTATTCCATCTGGTGATAAAGTTTTGTTATTAGCACATCCAGATGAACATAAAATAGATGTCTTTTCTACAAGTAAGAATGCTTGGGTAACTGATGTTATTACATTACAAGGCTGGTTAGATGACAATCAAAAAAGTCAAGTTCTTTATTATAAAAGTGAAGAAGCTATTCGTTGTTGTGATACAAACAGAGGTACGAATGGTAAAATACAATGGTATGGATGGATATCGAGGCAGCACTTTTCATATCCCGGTAATGAATATTCAAATGAATATAGTAATTATTATGTTAAAGATAATAATCTAGATTCTCCTACATATGGTCAATATGAAAAAGATAGTGGTACAGCATTAGCTTATCCAACTGCTGGCAAAGGATTTAATCTAAAATGTTTTTCATCTGCTACAGATGGTTTAGTTGAAGGAAAGACCTATGAATTTGCACAATCATTTATATATGATGGTAACCAAGAGAGCTTGTTAAGTTTTTATAATAAGCTTGATAATTCACCAATTTCTACATTAGATACAACTTTAGCAGCAACAGATCTAAAACAACTTAGTATTCAAATAGGAGTTACAGGACCATATGATCCACGTATATCTGGTGGTAGAATATATATCAGGGAGAGTGGTACAGACGATGAATGGAATTTTCTTTTAGATGTAGATTTAACTAAAGGAGCTAGAATATCATTATCAGGAGATTATACAGAATGGAAATCTGCATCTTCTACAACATTTTATATAGGTGCATCAGCTACTACATATATGGCTATAGATAGTATAAGTCCTTTAACATATGAAGTAATTAATGGCTATCCATCAAATATATTTTCTAACGATATTGGAGGTATTGGAGAAAACTGGAAAGATGCTGTAGTATCTAATAGCAGAGTTTTTGTATGTAATATAAGAATTAAGGATGAAAATAAAGGTCAGCATAAGATGCGAGGTATAGCAGGAGAAGCTGAACTTACAGAATTTAAAGATAGAATTATGTATTCTATGCCTAATAGATATGATGTATTTCCTTCATTTAATTTTATTGAAGCAGCTAAAGGCGATGCAGATCACTATATGGCTATAGAATCACATGCTGATAGACTACTTGCTTTTAAACGAAAAAGTATGGATATCATAAACATATCTTCTCCTAGTGATACTAATTGGTTCTTAGAAGATACTAAAAACTATATGGGAGTAGAGACTCATGTAGCTGTAGCTAAAACTCAATACGGAGTAGTATGGGTAAATAAGAATGGGTTATTTTTATATGATGGACAAACTATAAAAGATTTAACAGAAAATAAAATTGATGATGGTACTTGGTATAGTTTTGTAACTAACTCAAGTGGTATTATATATGATGAAGTCAAATCATCCATCTTTGTTATTAAAGGATTCTCATCTGATGGTGATGCTTATATGTGTGACTTAAAGAAAGGAAACTTTACTTATCTAATTGATTTTACTTTTGATGCAATTACTAATCCAGTAGATACTAATTTTGCTTCTGGCACTAATACTTTAGTTAAAACTGTTGAAACTGTAGATGCTGCATTAACAACAAGATCTTACAAATTATATAGAAAACCACAAGCACAAACTGGTGTAGAATTACAAACAAAGAATTTTACAC